TTTTTAGACTTTCTATAATTATATCTTCGTGTAATCTTTTCTCGGCTTGGTTTCCTATACCCTTGCCACCTTGAAAATAGTGATTTACTGCCATGATTTTCTATCCAATCATCATTGCTGGATTAAGCTCAAATGTACTTCTAATTTCAGTTTCTAATTTTTCAATGTCTTGTAATGCCTCTGAATATATTTGTCTACCATTAAGTGTTACGCCACCAATCATTGCTACACCATCAAATTTAGATAGATTAGCACCCCATTGTTTTTTAAATAATGCTGTAACATATCTCTTTAAAAAGATATCATTAAAAACATCCGTATGTGTATTGGGGTCCATTTTTCTGTATGCTTCAATTACGATATACTCACCTACTGCTAAATCATTTGTCCAATCCATGTCAATATATAATCTATTGTCATGTTGATTAAATCTTAAAGGTTTTTCACCAACTAATATATGGTCTAAAAAATCTAAATGTCTTAATACAACATCATAGTTTATAATACTTGTAGATGAAAAGTCATAAAGGTCGTTTAATCTTAATTGATATCTTACATCAAATAAATTCATATTAGATTTATTTGAAAATGGAAATATATTGATAACTGATATAACACTTTCAGGAACAACTATAAAGTTATTACCCTCTTTCCATGATGTAGTAACACCGTTCTTCGTTATAGATTCTGAAGAATCAGCAGTCATTCTAGTCTTATCCGCTTCTGTATATTGATATTTTAAATATGCTCTTTGTATGCCGTCATAGTGATATTGAGCAAAGTATTGTAATGCCTCATCCAGTCTATCTTCTAACTGGTCGTCATCTGCGTTTATCTCAATGACAGGCTTACCCAATGCTCTTAAAGCATATTGTTTTAAATTTTCTCTTGTTGCTGGTTCTGCCATAAGTTATTCCTTTTCTGGACTATTTATAAGATTAATTATATAATAGGAAAGAGATTATCTTGACAGAATAACTTGATATCTTCTTCAGGTAAACCAAGTGATTGCATGGTCCTAGGTGTATGTGGATTCTTTTGTTGATTTTCACAATAATGATTTTGCGCTTTTTTTACTTCATTTTCATCTGCTGTATTGTGTTGGTCACCTATTCTACTGATATATTCAAATAAATTAGTTTCTGCCATTCTACATATATCATTTAATTCTTCCTCTGTTTGTACATTTCCTGCTGCTACCATACCTTTACTAAAAATTTTTAATGCCCAATCTGGCAATTCTCTTTTTTTAGATGGTTCAAACCATTTTGTATTCTCTATAAACCATTCGGTTAAAGGATTTTCTTTTAACAATAAAGGACTAAAATCGTGAAAAGCACCTGTTACTTTCTTTTTACCTGCTATAATATCAAAACCGTAAATAGGACCTGGATTAGATAAATTAGGAAAGGCACAAAGGTGTAACATCCATAAACCTTTAGTTTCTCTAGCGTCAACTATATCAATATGAGCTCGTCTTATAGGACCACTTCTCCATGTTCTATTTGTCCAGCCTTTTTTATTAAATCTTTCCATACCAGATTCATCATACTCTGTTAAATTTTCATTTAATATTTTAATTAAGTTTTCACTACACCTAATTAATTGTGGCCATACATTAGCTGGCTTCGTGTCGTAAGTCATACATTTCTCCAAATAATTTTGCTGCTGATTCAAAACAATACTTTGCTTCAGGTACTACTGAATGTTCATACACATTTAAATATGTATTGATTGTTTCTTTTACAATTCTTTTATAATCGCCTACTTCTTTATGTTTAAACTTATAATATCTATTAGGACCTGGTGTTTTTTTCATAATCATTTGGCCACCTGATAAATCTCCCATATGTCTTACATATATGTGTGCGTATAGTTTCATAGCTTCATCTTGTATTGATTCAATGTGTTTTATATAATCTTTTGTACTTTGAGTTATTTCCGGTGGTAAACCTATATCAGTCCATAATGCTCTGTAATCATAATGTATATGTTCAGCTCTTAATAAACCTGGTGTATCTTTAAACAATGAATTGTGTAATCCATATTTTTCTAATACAGAATAACATTGTAATTGATTATATAGATAAGTTGCATATAGTTTTTCATCTATATTACCAGACATCATAAGACCTACAAATTTTTGTCTTTCTGCATTTTTATGAAATTCCCAGGTTAAATCTTTTATATCAAGCATTTAATATTTCTGTTGGTTTTGATGTTTCGTCCCAATAATTTAAGTTACCTGCTATTACAATTCTTTTTGTGCCTGTTTGTTGTTCAGGTACCATGTGTTTATATTCACCATTCCATATTAACAAATCACCTGTTTTTGGTTTAATTTGCATAATACCAGGCCATGTAAATACAATTGGGGTACAATCTTCTTCAGCTCTAACATAATAAGTAAATGACCATCTAGCTCCTATATGTGCGTGTTCTTTTGTAAAATCACTTTTTTTATAAACAGCACCCCACATACTTGAACAAAAAACTCCAACTTTACCTTTGTTAACTAAACCTAAATCTACATAATTTTCTAAATGTTCACCAGCAATTATCTTTAATAAACTTTTAAAAGAATCATATCTTTCATGCATACCCCAATAAGTCATATCACCTTTGACATTTGTTGACTTATGCATTTTATCTCCGACATCAAGTATATCTCTTTCTAATTTTTGATTTAATGTTTCAAAATTTATTAGATAACTTAAATTATCTTGATAAACATTCATTGTAGATTCTATTGGTAATTTATGTACTTGGCCTCTCATTTTCTTGGTGCATTCCTAGGTATTGGTCCGTTAATAAAATTAGAATTAATTAATATTCTATTTTTATGTAGATGTGGCGAACTGCCTGTATGAACATAATCACCTTCAAACAAAACTAATCTATTTGCTTTTGGTGTTACTTTATCTATTTCGTGTAATTTTTTTATATGTGCAATATCTTTATATTCATTTACTTTTTCTTTATAGAAAATTGTATCACCGCTACTATCGTTTATATAAAGAATAGTTGATATATTTTTAAAAGGAAAATCTATATGTGGGTCATGTTCAAAAGGTTCATGTGTATGCATTGTCATATCACCTCTTGACCTTACTATTGTTTCTTGGTCAGCAGCGTCTTGAATTTGAGTTAAACCTGGTTTCCATAACCAAGCAAATGAACTATCTCTTAATCCACCATCTCTGTAATCAAAAAACACATGTGAAAATCCTGTTTCGTAAAGTCTTTGGTCTGTATCGCCAGGCGCTCTACCTGACTCATATGATATATTAGAATTGTAATACCAGGGAAAATGCCAGCTATTTAATAATTCTAATAATTCTTTGTGATATGATTTGTTTAAGAAATTGTCTATTACTTTTATCATTATATAATATATATCTCACTTTCAAAAAGTGTTATTAATTAGGTAGTTTAACTATTACAATACCTCTACCACCTGCACCGCCTCGGCCTGGTCCTTCTTGTGAACCTCCGCCACCGCCGCCACCAGTATTTCCACCAGCGTCACCACCTTGGTCGCCTGAGCCAGCACCACCTGAATTTAATGATTGACCACCACCGGAACCAACATTGGCATTAGGAGATTTTCCTCCTCCGCCACCGCCTCCGGCACCACCGTTTCCGGCTTGACCACCTTGGCCGTTAGAGTATCCATTTCCGCCTCCGCCGCCTGCCCAATAACGGTTATTACCGTCAATATTAATTTGTACACCTGCACCACCTTGACAATCATTCATTGAGTTTGATGAAGCGTTTTGGCCTGCTCCACCTGCACCTCCACCACCGCCACCAAAGTGTCTTGAAGTAGAGTTTGTTGTTCCGCCTGCGTTACCGTAACCTGTTCCTGAATATTGAGATGGATTTCCTTGAGTAGCAGAACCAGTTTGATTACAATGTCTTCCTGATTGTCCGCCACCTGAACCACCGTTTTGTGTATAACAAGTACCTGTGTAAGCATTTGTTCTACCACCACCGTTAGCAGTTTCTCCAAAGAATGTTGTATTTTGTCCAGAAGTACCTGGTTGTGTGTCGGGACTTCTACCGCCGCCTTCTCCTAAATCAGCCGCATATGTACCTGCATTAATAGTAGCACCTGTGATATGTAAAACACCACCTGCACCACCGCCTCCTGCGTGTCTAGCACCGGCAGAACCTCCGCCAGCAACTACTAAAGCGTCAACTTGTGATAAACCACCAGCTGATACGAATTGTCCGTCGGATGTAAATGTATGAATTCTAAATGATTGACCACCAATAGTAGCGTTTGTTACCGTACCGCCAGTAGGAGGTGGAGAAACCACAATTGAGTAAGCTCTTGTAACTCTGTTTGAAGCCGGGTCTGTAGCAGCAACTGTAAAGTTATATGTTGTAGCACTACCAACACTTGTGTTTAAAGTACCTGTAATATTTCCATTTGATGTGTTTTGAGATAAACCATTAGGTAATGCACCTGAAGCAATTGAAAAAGTTATTGTGTCTGATTCAACATCTGTAGCACCACAAGCAATTGTTCCAACACTTGTACCATCTAAAAAACTTCCTAATGAACCAGCTGCAACTGAAAATGCCGGAGATGAGTTAACTTGTAAACCGTCTCCTAATTGAGCAGAAAGACCTGAAAGATTTTGTACTTTAATGCTATAAGGGTCATTTGCCTCTGCAATTGTTGAACGGTCATTTACAACCGCTGTAATATTTGTGTTTGAGTTTACAGTTACACTATTTGCATTAACATTTGTACCTGAAGTAGGAATAAAAGTTACCGTAGCACCAGCAGCAAAACCTGAACCAGTAATAGTAAATGATACTGAACTTGTAGCAGAACCACCATCTGGTATAGATGGCATATTAGCAGGAGTAATAGAACTTACAACTGGTGGAGCGTCAACAATTTTCCATTCTGTACCGTTATAATACTCCATCAAAGAATTTGTAGAGTTAAATCTAAAACGAGCTGATTCAGCAACTCTTTGAGCAGTTGTACCAGTAGATATTTTTACACCTTTAGTACCACTATGCTTTGGATTCTTACTTGTAAAATCGCTTAAATCTGACATATTCCTATTTATCCTTTTTTAACTATTATAATGATTCTCTTAACACCCAACCGTAAGTTGTTCCTGTATAAACTAAACAAATACCGGCATGGTCTTTATCTATTGTCATGTTTTCAGTTAATGCTTGAATTTTTTTACCATTTCTATTTATAGTAATATTGTTTGTGTCTGCATTACCAGCTATATCAACAATACTTACTTGGTCACCTACTAATGGTGAAGCAGGTAAATTTATTGAACCAGCAGCTGAACTACAATCTACAAATTTTCTATCGTTAGAAGCAACCGTTGGTACAGTTGAACCATCAAATGTAATTGTTGCCCATGGATTACCACCACCTAAACCAGTCCATTGTGAACCGTTGTAGCCTTCCCATGTAACTAATGTTGTATTGTATCTTAAACCACCTGCATATAAAGAACCACCTGTTGGTCTTTCAGCAGTTGTACCAGTTGGTGGTACAATATGACCTGTACCCATTTTATCTCTTTGAGTGTAACCTACTATTGCGTTCTCTGTTACTACGGCAGTATTTGAGTTACCACCTAATGTTTCATCTGTACTAAATTCATTAATTGTAGCACCTAATTCTGCACCAATAGAACCTAATTGTAATTCGTTTAGACCTGAAAGGTCAAATGCGTCTGCGTTTAGTGTTGCAACACCTGTTGCCTGTTCAATTCTGAATAGGTCACCAACTCTAAAGTTACCTTCTTGGTCAGTTGATGTAAAGTAAACTCTACCACCTGTTAATTCTGATACTTCGTCTGCTTGGTCAGCAGCTTGTGATGGACCACCTGGATAATTTGATGTTGCAATATCACCAGTACCTATATCTAGGAAGTCGTGACCAGTTAAACGAACATTTGAAAAGCCTGTTGTTATTGTTGTAGCAACATTATCTGATATTGCGTCACCAACAGCAAGTTTAGTTGTTAAACGAATTGTTGCTTGTTGATTACTTGTATTAGTTTCTGTTACAGCAGATACTCTGTAATAAGTTGAGTCACCTGCAAACTGAACATTAGCACCAAGTTTAATTACATTATTACTACCTAGTGTACCGTCTGCCGAGTCTACTGCAATTAAGGCACCGTATTGTCCTTCAATTGCATTTGAGGCAGCTGTTTTAACCTGAAATGTTGTTGAATTTTCTTTTGTAATTGTTAATGTTTCGTTAGCTGCAAAAGAACCTGAAATATTTTCTACATGTAATACATTTGTTGAGATGTTTGTTCTAAAAATTCTAGCAGTAGCACCTGAAGTACCACCAGATACGGTAGCAGTACCAACACCTTGTGTAGCAATTGAATCTGCAATATCTGAATTTGTAGCACCACCAACAAATGTTGTAGGATTGTAAGCAAGCATTCTACCTCTCGAAACTACACTTACAGCAGTTTCACTAGGTAATGTTCCTTCAGCAATAGCACCTTTTTCACCATAACCAGATGAACAATTTAATCCTCTTATAAAACCACCTGAATGAGCATAGAATGATTTATCACAATAATATGTGAATATTGAAACCATCTCACCACGACCACCTGCTAAACAATGAACACCAATACCGTCAGAGTTTATTTGTGTAAAGTCATTTGCAAGAATTGATTTATTTCCTGAAGCATGTAAGTTACCGTCAATCTCAACACCAGTTGCGTTAGCATTTACAGATGAACAGTTTTGTACATAAGGTGAAGCAGTTGTTACCGTACCACTAGGGTCTAATGATACAACAGCAGCGTTAGTTGTTCCTTTTCCTACAGGAGTACCAGTTAAACCTTTCATTGAAAGTTGTACTAAATTTGTTGAGTTGTTCATTACAAACATATCAGAAGCGTCATTGTTTTGTAACGCTGTAACCGTCAATGTTAAAGCAGAACCAGGATTACCTATAAGATTAGCTGGAATAGTTAATGTATTACTTGTTGCAAAATCATAACCGCCATGATAAATTGTTACCGTAGGAGCACTTGAACCATCTTGAACAACATTTACTCTAACTGCTTGATATTTTCCATTAGCATTTGTAGCACTTGGTGTTACATAATTGTAAGTACCTGCCGTACCACCTACACCACCCGATTGTGAAACAGTTTTAATAGATGTACCTGTACCAGTTGCCGGTCTTACCTCTGTACCTCTTAAAGATTCACCTTGAACGGTTACACCTGCTTTAATAACTAGAGGTAAAGTTTCTCTGTAAACTCCGTTTTTAACATAAACAACATCACCAATTGAAGCTGATTTAACTCTGATTGTAATATTAGCAGCTGAGTTACCTACATCTGCTTTATTAAAAGTAATTGTGTCGCCTACTGCGTGACCAGAACCACCGTCTGTAATTGTAATTGTTGGTGTTGATGAACCATCTGTAACAACTCTAATTTTTGTTGCTGTTCCTGAACCAGTTGTAGCAGATTGAGTTGGGTCAAAAGTACCTGGAGTACCACCTGTACCACCTGTAATTGTATCAAAGTCAACAATATCACCTGAACTAGAGGCAGCTAAAGCCGCATTAATTGTTTTATAAGGTAAGTATTGTGAACCTCTTACACCTGAATCTTGTCCAGAGTTTGCAACATAAATTACATTTTTACCCTCTGCGTTTGACCAGACTGGGTCTGTACCGTCAGTTGTTAGAACTGAACCTTGTGTACCAATTGCTAATCTTTCTGATTGAGAGGAACCTTGTTTTAATAAATCACCTCTTGTGCTTAATACTGCACCTGAATCACCTTGTGCAATTAATTGCCATTTAGCACCATCTGAATCAGGAGATACATTGACAACTCTATCTTGTATTGCAACATAAGTTGATGAAGATAATCTTACAACATCACCAATATTATATGTTGTTGAACTATTGTAAGCTGCTCTGTAATTAAATCCTTCAAGGTTTAATTGCCAGTAAGTTGTATTTGTTGTACCGTTTGTATTTGCTGGATATTGACTTGTATTATTAGCTGTAGCTACATAGTTATTACCACCATATTGAATAGTGTCACCAGTTTTGTACGCTGTTCCGTGTGAATATGTACCTAAAGCTTTGAAACCTGTTGTAAGAACATCCCAATATGCATTATCAGCTGGAGTTTGTCCTGCAGCTGGCGTTGCATTTATATAAACATATGAATATCCACCATATGTTACTACATCACCGTCTTGATAAGTTGTACTCGAGCTATAAGAATCTTCAAATTGTAAACCCTCTGAAAATACTTGCCAGTTTGAACCTATTGCAAAATCTGTAGCTGATGTGTGTTGTAATTTACATCTATATTGAAAAGAACCATATTTAACTAAATCGTTTAATTTGTAAAATGTAGAACCTGCCCAATCACCTTTAAAAAATAAACCCTCTGTGTGAAGAGAGTATTTTGCTATGTCTGTATAAAAATTTGTTGCTGAAGATTGTGATGTATGATTTGTTACAACAACATATGTATTACCACCATACTTAACTATGTCATCAATTACATAGGCAGTTGAAGTTGCCCAATCACCTCTCCATTTAAATTTAATTCTTCCTAATTGAAAATCTGCCATATTTATTCCTATACCGAGTATGTCGTACTATTAACTGTTGCTCCCGCTTCAAATGTGTCAAAGTTATCACTACCTAATGCTGTTCTTGACACGGACTTGTTTGTTCTTTTAACTAACTCTCCATCACTATTTATAAGATAAGTAGCATTGTTATCAAAAGTATATTGCTGGAACTTATCGCTATCATTATTATAGTATCTTTTATTTATTCTTCCTACATCAATGATTTTTCCGCTGTGAGGAGCTATGGTAAATGTAAGAGTTGTATTGTTTACTGTAAAGTCTGAATGTAATGTTTTTCTAATATTATCAACAAAAACGGCTAATCTATCTCCTAGAGTACCTATATTTGTTGATATTGTAAATGTTTTTGTAGAACCATCACCTGAAAATTGTTGTACATTAAATAACTCTAATCTCTCTTGTGTGTAACCTGTTTCACCGTCTTTAGGTAATAAATCTGATTTACCTTCTTCATAAAATTTTGATACCTCAATAGAATCACTACTAGTTTCTCTATTTACATTTGTCAAATATAACATACCTTCAGTTGTTCTTCTAAAACCATTAAAATCTTTTTGTCTTGTTCTATTAGCTTCAGGTACTTGTAAAGGCATTAACTAATCTCCAATATACTAACATATGCCTCTACATCAACAGATGAACTATCTGGATTAGGGTCTGCATATATTCTAATTTTATCGTTGTTTTCTAAATTTATTGGTTTATCTAAAACTAAAGTATTATTTGCTGGCACATTTAAACTTCTACCTACATGTCTGAAAGTAGAACCACCATCAATAGTTACTTTAACATTTACTTTGGCGTCATTCGTGGCACTTAAATTAGATATGTAAACTGCATGAATAACAGCAGTTACACCAGAACCAGAAGCTGTATAGATATCACCTGCTGAGGCGTCTAAAACTCCAACATCAAGTCCTGCATTTTTAAATGAACTAGCCACTTTTATCCTCCAAATACTATACTAAAAGCAAGATTATCGCCTTCGGTTGCTAATATGCCTGATTGATTTGGTAATGATACAGTATTGTCTTTTGTAGGCTCAACTGCTGATAATGTAGTTTCAAATGCGTTTGCTTGATACCCCTCAAAAATTAAATTTGCACCGTCTAAAGTAATATCACTACCTGCAATAGCACCGTTTGATACAACATTTCCTAATGTTACCGAACCAGCACCACCCATTTCTTTTACAGTACCACCGGAAGTTTTAGTATAAAACTTTCCGTCAGTAACATTCATTGCAATTTCACCAACTGCTAATGAACCAGATGAGGGTATTGAACTAGCTACTTCACTTCTTTTTGGTTTTATTACCGTTGCCATTATTTACAAGCTTTTCTAATTTGTTTTATAAGTTTATCTTTTGTAAGTCGTCTGTCTAATTCAACACCAACTTTTCTACCTAATTTTTCTAATTCTTTTTTTGTTTTTGTTTTAAGATTTTTTAAATTAATCTCTTGTTCTTTTTTTAATACTAAAGGTTTCATATAAGGTTTAGTAATAAAATTTTTAATTCTTGTCCATAGTTTCATTAGAATGAACCTCCGTCAACTGTTGTTATGGTCACATCACCAGATGAGACCAGAAAATTATCTGAATGAAATTTAGCAACACCAATATTTGAATTACTTGCTAATTCACCAGCAATTGTTAAAGTATTACCTGAAGCAGATGTATTTAATCCTTCGCCAGCTAAAAACTCCATAGGGTTACCTATTTGAACTGAACCTTGCGTAGAGCCTTCGTCTGTAAATGTAAAGTTTTCAATTTTAGCACCATCAATACTTCCTGCTAACATAGAATTTGTAATACCTAATGCTTTTACTCTTAATGCGTCTGCGTTTACTTCTACTGAAGAATTATCTACAGCAACATCCATTTGATTACCAGATTTAGTTAAAGCTGCACCTGCCGTAATTTGACCTGCACCAGAAAATTGTGTTACATCTAATGCTGTTGTACCAAAAGTAGGAGCGCCTGTGTGAGTAAATACATAACCGTTATCTCCGTTAGCAGTACCTTCTTCAACAAAGATAAATGAACCACCTGACAATTCAGCAGGTTGGTCTTCAGGAGTTGCTCTTGTTAATACAAAGGCAGTTGAACCATCACCTACGGTTGTTACCACATAGATACCGTTTTGAGCTGCTGTTGATTGGTCTTTAACTAAAATTCTATCGTTAACAATTGGCGATACACCATCAATTGATAATGCACCGTTTGAACTTGCTGTTAATGTTGCACCAACACCGGCAGTACCGTTTGAATAACTAGCCGCTAAGTTTGCTGTTGTAGCAACTCTAGCAGATGGTTTAGCGTCAAGGCCTTGTGCAACTTGGTCAACATATGCTTTATTAGCTAATGAGTTAGTTGTAAATCCACTTCTA